AGCGTGGCCTTATCTCCGGCCTTCCATGTGCCAGCATCCAGCTCTTTGAATGAGCCGCGCAAATTCACCACAACGGCCTCAGCTTCACCGCCAGCTTGAATGGCACCGCGCAGGGTGATTGCCACAGCATTGCCATCAACAAGCCCGAACAATCGGAAGAGTTCATGGTCATATTCCGCAAAGGTAAGCTCTGCCTCCAGCTTTTCCATGCCCATATCAATCTCGACTGGGGCATCCATCCCGCCAGCGCGATGTTCTTCCGTCTGGATGGTGAGTTTTGGCAGCACGCATTCATCGACGCGCCCGGCATAACCCCGCCCATCAACGGTAACGTTAAAGTTTTTCAGTATTTTCGGAATCATGACAAAATCTCCTCAATGTAATCGTTGACCAAATGACTGCGGAAGGTGATGTGCTCTGCGGGATATGGCGGGGTGAAATCAAAATCGAAATAGACTTTGCCCTGCGTAATATTGGCTGGAGTGTTGAGTTCAGGGTCAGCGTAACAACGCCCTCCCAAAATAGCCCCTTGCGCTGTCAATGAGGCGAGATAGCCATTCACCGCCTCCGTCACATCCTCGATGTAAGTTTTGGTGATGTTCCTATCGACCGCCCATAAATGCGCTCTGAGCAGACTGTCATTGATAATATCAGCGGTACGGCGCACAGACAGGAAGGCCCATTTAGGGTCACTGGAACAGGTACGGTTTCCCCACAGCCTGTAACCATCTTGGCGAATAATCGTCGCCACCTCATTTTCATTGAGATGATTGGCGCGTGCATTGGCATCGCCAAGGGTGAAGTCGACCGGGCGTGCGGTGCCAATAATGCCGTTAATATTCTGATTTGACGGTGACCACCAAAAGCCACGATCATTGTCACTCTTGGCAATCAAACCTGCCACACGCGCACTGGACGGAGCCAAAGACGAGGCAGAGGTTTCGCTATCCCAGATTTTGACGAATGGATCGACCACATAGACACGCGGGCTGCCCCAATCGTTACGATAGGCAATTGCATCAGCGTCATTGCTGTTAGGGCCATCTGCGATAATTACCGCTCTTAGCCGCTCAGCAATACCCAGCAGTTCAGCAACCACAGGGTTCGCATTGCCCTCCGGCTTGAGATGAGTAAAACCCGGCGCGATCAATAAACGCGGACTAACATGCACCACGCTTTCTGAGCCCAAAAAGGCGTGAACACCTTCATATTGACCTGTTTCGGTGTCTGTGCCGCCGATAATATTGCTCAAGGTTTCAGCCTCATCAGCACCTTCAGCAACACGGACAACGACCACCATCGCTCCTGCCTGATCAAAGACAGCGTCAATAGCAGAAGGCAGTGTGCCGCCAGTTCCTAATTGAGCAGCTTCTGTTCGGTTTCCGGCAATTAATACCGGAGTATTTTCGGGAAAGAGCGACGCATCTGCATCTGGTGCTGTGCCGATCAATCCAATAATGCTGGAGCGAACGGTGCGTATGGGGCGTGGTCCGGTATCAATCTCGACCACTTCCACGCCATGTAAAAATTGTTCAGGCATAGTATTTTCCTTATCGTTTGGTGAAATTCAGGCGCAAAAAAATCCCGCATAGGCATTCCCAGCGAGATCGGTTCCGGCCTATGATCTATTGGCTTTACAGTGCTGTGATGGCGCTTCGCAGCTCCGCTTGCATGGCTTCCAGACTGGTGCGTAAATCATCACGAGATGTGGCAGCCTCAATCACTCTGGCCGCTTTATCCTCATAGGCTTCAATGAGCGCTAATGCGACATCACGTTCATCCATCTTGGTTTTAATCAAACTCGCCATTTCGACAATGGTGATTTCACGCACTTTGGCGAGCTCCCCAAGAATTTGCTCATCCAGTGGATCAATCTCCTGACCCGCCGCATCAGCTTCCAAGACGCGCAGTGCTGATCTGGCTTGCGTTTCATAGGCTTTGTTTTTTCCAGCGGAATAGCCTGAGAATTTCTGGCGGCATTGCTCCAGTTCAATGCGGACTTCATCTGCTGCCTTGATGCGGGCCAGTGCCAAGAAATTGCTTTCGTTTTCTTCTTCGGTTTCCAGACGAATGGTATCGTCTGCCTCTTTGCGATAGCGCTTGGCTTTATCAAAATCATCAGGCGCTTTGTGCCAATCACCGGATGGTTGGGTTTTGCGAAAGACCGTCTCGGTCTGTACGCCTTGATCATCAAATTTCAAATAGGTTGGCATAGAGTTATCTCCTTATGTTGCGGTTAGAGCCAGATTTGATGGGTATTGGATGTGCCAACGCCTTGCTGCCATGCCTTCAAGGTGCGCTCGAAATCAATCTCAAGCCCTGTGGTCATGAAGTTGCTGCGGAAATTGTAGACATACCACCCCATAAAAGAGGCATATTGGCTGGATGGACTGGCAAAATAATAGGCCGATGTATAAAGCATAATCGCGACCGTTTTGCCTGCCGGGATTTCAACCGTGGCCGATTGACCGCCAAAATCATGCGTGCTGCTGGAATAGGAATAGACCGTATTCCACGATACGCCCGTGATATTTTCCTTATTGACATCCACCTCATTGGGAACGCCCACATTTAAAGACGCGCCTTCATAACCAGAGCCCCAATAGGACGAGCCACCAAAATAGAACGTCCGGCTGATATTTGATCCCGTGGTGTTTTTGACAAAGAAAATGCCGATTAAAGCCGCAGGATATTGATAGACGTTTGATGAGTTGGCATAGCTGTGGAACTGACGCTTATAATTGAAGCGTCCATTGCTTCCTTCCAAGAAGTGCAGTGCCGGAGGCCGCATAAACCCTGAATAAGACGTGCTTTCACCATGTGCACCTGTGATCAAGCGGAAGGGCCAATCTTCATTATTGGTGTACCACTGCCCAAGTTGGGACGTCCATTCACCTTGACCATAGTTGTGCGCCTGATAACGGCTCAAAATACCAAACAGGAATGGGATGGAGTTTGGATCAAGAGCAACGGCGGCTTGTAACTGCCCCTCTAAATCCGTCTGCACATTGCCAATTTCACCCATGATGCTGGAGCCATCAGGCACATCATTCACCAGCTCAAAATCACTGGCGAGTGCGCTCAGCGGTGCCAACTGCGCTGCACCTTCGGTTTGAATGGCCGTCAGATGAGACGTTTTGGCTGAATCCAGCGCGGCGATATGATCGTCCTTGTCACTGAGCATATCAGCCAGCGCATTGACCTTGGTGGTAGCAATCTCATCCAAGGCATCCGTTTGCGCGGTATCAATAGCGCCCAGCGCACTGGTCTCTGCAGTTTCAATGTCTGCCAGATGCGCGGTAGCCGCATCCACAAGTTCCTGCAATTTGTCATCCGTTAGGGCAACAATATCAAGAATAGTGCCTTGCCCGGCCATGTTTTGTACAGATTTTGATAAATAGGCCAGCTGCTCTGGGGAGGCTTCAGGTGTCAGCTCTTCCAGTCTGGCGTTTAGGGCTTCAACAGCCGATTTAAGCAATGTGGGTGTGGTCATGATTTAGCTCCATAGTTCGATTGTGGTTTCAAGTTTCTGCTGGGCCTCGAAGTCCCAGACTTCCTCAATGTCGTCATCAATGGAGACGAGCGCATTACGGATACGCACAACATCGCTTGACGCCACATTGTCCGGGTGCGGCAATTCATAGCCGCGTGGTGATTGATCATTGGGCATGATTGCCTCCTTGCATTTGCGGTTAAGTGATAATGACCCGGAGCGCCCGCAGACGCGGACGGTAGAGCGGGTTTCCGGTAATCGTGATCCGCACGCGGGTTTCATCGGCAGTGAAGTTTTCCAAAATATGCGTGCGTTCTTCCCAATCGTCTCCAACCGGGCTGCCTGAAGACGGTGGGATATTCTGCCAGTCGCCATTACTGTCCTGCACATCGACGGCCACATTCGCGAGCCCCGGCAACAAAGACTCATAGGTCACCGTCACCTTACTATTCACACCAGCAGGCAAGGCTCGTGTGATGTAGTTGGCGCTTTCAGACATATTGCCCAAGATCGCCTGCAATCCGGGGAACATGACCGGGCTTCGCAAGTCGGAACCACGCAGCACCGCTTTCACGTTCACATCCCCGTTCAAGCGATCTCGTAAAGCAAGCGGTCTGTCATCAGCGATGCGGATTTCCTTGCCTTGTTCATCGGTTAAGACGATTTCCACATCTGTGTCGGTTGCGGGGCGTTCAATATTGGCCAGTGCAATCACATCAGACACGTCAGAGACCGTGATATTGCCCAGATCAATGGTGCGTGTGGTTGCTGTAAAACGGGCACCAAGCAAGCGGAAGGTTAAATCCCGGTCCTGATGCGGTGTCCATGTGCTGGCATTTGATGAAGAGAGCAGCACACCAACCTGATAAGGCTGGCTGGTGACCCATCGCTCATGAACCGCATCATATTTGCCAAGTTCAGCCA